GTCCGAGATCCTCTATTTCGGCCAAGACCCAGGCTGATATTCTGATCGAAACCGACATCTTCCGCTTGTGGTCCGGAAGCCTTGGCCGGTGAGCTGGCTTTGCCATAATGCTTTTCCTCGGTTAGTTATTGTCGTCCTTTATTCTATGCTTATAGTAGCGCAATAAGGGCTGCAAGTCAAGGGTGTTTTGGCAAAAAAAAGACCTGCAACGGATGGGGCCGCTGCAGGTCACACGGAGCGAAACACGGAGGGGAGCGTTTCGTTACTTAATAATACACCTTGCCGGGAAGGCTGGTCAAGGAGATTTTATTTCATGCCCTTTACTCTGTCGCCCTCAGCCGTTGAATCCGGTGTACGCAAGGGCCAGGTAGATTGTTGATCTTCTTGACGAAGGTAAATACACCAGAATCGTGTGATTGCGGAGAGTCGCATTTCCCGGCCCTCTGTTGCCCTGGGTGTGATTGTGGATCGTACGAGAGAGAGCACGCGTGCCCATCCCGCAACGCCAATTACAAAAGCGCCCCGCTACCGGGGAGGGAGGTCCGGCGCGGGGCCACCGCCAGGAGAGGAATTGCCTGACGGAATCTAGGAGTTCATTGATTTCAGCGCCTTGAAAAACCTCTTTCGCTCTTGCTCCAACTTCCGTCGCAACGCCGGTAGGAATGGAATAACCTTCGCCGGTTTCTTATCGCCTTTTCGCTTCAATCCAGAAATCCTCTTCGCACTGAACGCACCTCTGGCAACCTTGATATGCCTGCCGCCTCGCCTCCGGTATCGGATCGTCGCAGTCTATGCAATACCTGGCGGATTGTCCCCCAGGGCGAGGAACCCTGGAAATTGCATCAGCAACAGCTTTATCATGCCGTGGTCCGGCAATATCTGCGTCGTCAGGCATGGTCAGTTCTCATTGTTGGGCCATTCGTAGTGGTTGCCATCATTAAACCGGCCTCCCCATATACCGCCTACCGTTTCCCACCACTCTCCCAGCGGTCGATGGTCTTCAGTGCCGGTCAGATATCTGCCATGCTGGAAAAGGTTCAAATCAATGGCCAGCCGCAACTTGTGCTTGCTCATAGTAGCGCTGTAGCCAATTTTCTCCCCGTACTGACCGTGTACCCTTGGATCACGGAACAAATCGCCACAGGTGATCTCGTAGCCCATGTCAAGGGCCTTGTTGATGAGCGCCGGGAGCATTGAGGCGAATTTCTTTTGAGAGTCGGAAAGGCTCATAGAAAATCAGTCCTCCGTCGTCTAAACGGTGCGTGAAGTTCCTGGATATGGGCGCCGCGATAGTACCACATGGTCCATGGAAACTCGGGATCAGGACAACGCAGCACGACAACAGGAAAATCCCATGTGCAGACCACGCAGACCCGGCAAAGCCCGAACTTACCGTTCATCCCCATATCCACGCCGCGATTGCTCCACACAGAAAAACGAATATACACCCTAGGATCAGGTAATCTTTCTCGTAATCTCTCATTCGCGCACTCGCTCCCTGGTATGTCGCGGGCAACACTCGTTTTGGCAATCCCTCATTGCGCCCCAGATTAGGTCGTGGTCATTTTTGTTTGCCACCTTCAATTCTGCGATATCTTTCTCGTTTGCGCCCTTGTATTCCCGGAGGTCTGTCATTGCCGCAGTGCGATGGTCGCTCAACTTCGCTCGGAGATCGGCCCACATAACACCAATCGCACCCATTAATATTGTCCCAATCACAAGGAGCATTGGCCAATCGGCTGCGCCGGAAATTGTATACTGCTTTTCCAACAGCTGTTTTAAGATTGAAAGCAGTTGCGCAAATTGCTCTGATGTCATCCAGCCACTCCTTACCGCCCGGCCTGCTGAGGCTCACGGGCTGCCTGTGAATATTGTAGGCGTATCGCCCGTTGCTTCCTGCGCGTCCATCACGTCAACGGTTAACGGCGGCGGCAGGCTCTCCGGGCAAGTATCCTCGTATGGTAAGGAGTATTCTCGCCAGTGCCTCGCCTCGTCAACCAGCAAATCAGGAGTTGACCCCATATAATACTTGTGTCGAACCCCGATCAAAAACCGCTGGAACCCTTGCAGCTCAGAACAGACCGGGATACCGGAAAGACTGATGTCCCTGGCCAGAGCCGGGGAAAGTATGTGCAAGACGATACGCCACCATGGATAGACCCGCCCTTTGAACTTCTCTTCGAGTTGCGCTATGGCTCCGGCAAGGGTCTCCTGCGGGACGTTCGGGCGCATGATGATAATTTTGCGGCCCGCATACATCTTAAATAAGTTGTAGTTGTCGATTCGGCGGCGGGACTCAAAGGTATCGCCTGCGGCATTTTTGATTATCCCACAGTGGTTGTAGGTGGCTTCGCGGTCTGCCGCCTGGAGACGTTGCCGGATGTTGATCAGCCTGCCGAAGAAGCGATCAGTGCAAACGGCGAACTCATCACCGCAGCGAAGTTCTGGGAACTGCTGACTCATTTCACTTCCCCTTTTTCAATCTTCCTGCCGATACCGATAAGCCCACCAGCCGCAGTCAATTTCTCGACCGCTTTCTGGTACTCGCCGTTGAAGATATCAACCACTGCCAGCAGTACAAAACCGGCCACCGCTGCCCATGTTACCCATCCGCCCATTATTGCGTTCATATCTCCCCTCATTTTGTTATGGCACCATCGGAATGGTCGGAGAAACATCGGTTGCGTTCGAGGCCCTTTCATCCGTGTTGGACTTCATAACCTCCGGGGATATGGTAGAGCCGCAGATCATCAGCGTTGCGCTGTCGTGCAGGTGTACTGTCAGGTTCCGGCTACTGTTCGCGCAGCCGGCCAGCATCAGTGCCAGTCCCAAAGCAATAAATAGTCTCATCACCAGCAGTCCCCCTTTTGCATTTCATTTCCGCCTTTGACCTCAAATTTGGTCCCGTCACAGATGATTATGCCGCCCTTTCCTTTGTTTTTCGAATACTGCGCCCACACCCAGCGGCCCTTGTCTTTCGCGCCGTGCAGGGTCATAGCCTCGCCGTTGAAAGTGCAGGAGTTGTATTTGGGTGAGTCAGGGCATAGTACAAGCCCGACCCCGTTCCAGACCGCCGCAGGGTTCCAGTGGTGGAAGTGCTGGCTTAGTCCCGGCTGTGGCTCCGGAGTCGGCGTAGCTTCCGGCTTGGTCAGTGGGTCTTTCGAGGGGTAGGCGACCGACGCGCCCTTGGTGGCGTATGCAGGGCCGGCGATGATAACGAGTTTTTTGGTCGTCTGCGAGTTGCGGACCTCGATATTACCGTCCTTGTAACCATCAGCACCGATCGTGTACTTCTTGCCACCGGTATTCAAATTAAATTTGGAGCCGTATTCGCTGATCGGTTTGCTAAAATGAAAGTTCACCTCGTTGGTGAAGACATTTCGTGTTCCGTATTCAATTGTGATTGTCTGTACCGGGTCCGGGGGCGGCGGCTGAACAGGCGGTACATCTTCCGGAGGTGTTACCGGCTTACCGTCAAACCACCCGTCAGGGAGAGAGCCGAAAGCGTAGGCAGTGCCCGAGCAAAAGATCATGGCCGCAAGCATGAGGAAGGTTATTTTTTTCATGGTGCTATCTCCCGCTATGCCACGGTTCCAGGGCATAGGCCAGTCGTGTTAGTTTATCAGCAAAACATAAGGCCAGCGCAATAACAAATCTTCTCATCGTCCCTTCCTTTTTCTATTTTCGATTTGACAGCAAAGCGCATAGACGGCGGCGATAAAAACAATTACCCCGTATCCGAGCAGTATCCAGTATGTCACAGCATATCCTCCCACCCTTGGCAATGTTTTAGTTCATGGCCGAGTACGCTCTCAGCCCATATCCTTACCCGGCAAGTGCACATCTTATCTGTTTCCCACATTTTGTTTTCAGCACAGCTTAATTTTGCACATCCAAGTGCAGGGAACTTCCATATAGCAGCAAGTGGAACATCAGCAACACACCCGGCCTGAGTTGTCCAAAAGCCGTTTCGCTCGATCCTGATATCTACCTCAGCGTCTGCAAGCTCTTGTCCACCGTGGTGCTCGGCCAGTAAAGGATGCAGCCGTTGAGTACAGCCTGAGAGCAGCATGGTGCAGGCCCATATCGCTAGCGCCCACAGCAGGAACCCAGCTACTATGTCAGCATGGAATTTCATTTTGCCCAGATCCTCCCGTCATCAACGTGCCGTTCCAGGGACGGGGGAAGCCAGTCGTAACACTGCGCCAGGGTCAATTCGTCCTGCAGCGAGTAGCGTACCATCGGCTGCTTGTTGTCCATCCTGGCCTTAACGAGCTGTAGCAGCCCGCTTTTTGCAAAGAACGAAGTAATCAGCCCTTGAGTCGGCGTAATCTGTGTCAGCGTAATCTGCTTCGGCTGCTCCGGCAGTGGGTGCATCCAGTCCGGTACGCAGACAAATGTCTCGCCGTCGATCTCGCCTAGGTCGATCATCCCCGGCTGATCCTCGGCCGGTTCAGGCAGCTGCAGCTGGTAAACTGTGTACTGATCTGAGGCTTTGCGGTACTTGTAAAAAGAGGGCACGGTTAACCTCCATGATAAGGTTGAGCATATAGCGCAGGGACTGCGTCCGCTTGGCGTGGCCGAGCAGCGAGATTACTGCCTGCAGGTCGCTGCTGCGCACCCGCCGCCGAAACTTATACAGGCTGTATTTGCGGATCACCCTGCATGTGCGCCAGGTCCGATAGCCGACGAAATTGATGCCGCGGCGGATCTTCTGGATCGTTGTTTTTGACAGCTCCAGGCGCAGCTCATTTCTCAAAAACTCGATTATCCGCAGCCTGCAGGACAGGCACTGCTCTCGAGTCAGCCCGATTAGAACAAAATCGTCAACGTAGCGAACATACTGCCTGATCTTCAGCACCCGCTTGACGTAATGGTCCAGGCTGTTCAGATAGATCAGCGCATAGATCTGGCTGAGCAGGTTGCCGATGGGGATCCCAATTGGTTCCTCGTACTCGGCAAAGAGCATCATCACCTCGACCAGGCGCCTATCCTTGATCTTGCGCTCGATCTGCCCCTGAAGCACCGCCCGATCGATAGAATAAAAGAACTTGCGAACGTCCAACTGCAGGAAATACTCTTCGCCGCTGCACCGGCGCATGGCCTGCTGGGTGTAGTCGCTGGCCCGATGCGTTCCGTAGCCCTTGCGACAGGCAAAGGAGGTGGCGATGAACGTCCGATCGAACAGCGGGTAAATCACCCGGTAGATGGCGTGCTGCACCACCACGTCGGCAAAGGCCGGCGCATAGATCTCTCGCTCTTTCGGTTCCATGACCGTGAACTTATGATACGGTTGTGGCCGGTAGGTGCCAGCCAGCAATGCCTTGTGCAGGCACATGATCCGCGCTCCCAGGTGCCGCTCGAATTCAAAACAGGCGCGCTTGTTTCGCTTGCCCTTCCTGGCGTCCTCGTAGGCAGCCAGAAGGTTGTCGATGCTGAACACTTTGTCAAACAGGTTGCCGATTCGCTTCATTGCTCAAAACCTGCCGGGCTGGCCGTCGGATTGCTCCTACCAGAAAGCCGGGCAAAAAAGATTTCGCCGTTATGCAGGACTGCGCATCCCTGTGGCTCCACTATGCACTCATCGCGCTTTGAGGGGAACCGTAGTCGAGCCGAAAGCCCACGTTGTTGTTCGAGTTCGCCCGATTGTTATTCCAATTGGCCGCCCAAACCCCGGCATTCGTGCTGTTGTTCCAATTCGCGCCGGACAACAGGCACAGCATGTTAATACGCAGCCCCTACTGCCATTTGTTTTCATCCTTCATTTTCTTGATCCAGCCGCCGATCATCGCGCCCAGTTCGTCCACCATGGCGCTGATTGCCAGATAACGGTGCCGCGCGGTCTCGGTGGCATCGTCCTCATCATCCCGGCCGTCCTTGTAGCGGAAATAGCCGAGTTCGTTGGCCAGGTGCAGCTGCATGCGCAGCTTTTCGTGGGCGATGTCCAGGTTACTCAGGGTGGTTTTCTTGTGATACCGCTTCTGCCCCTCGGTGATGGCATCGTAAATTTCATAGGCCGTGGTCCTGATCAGGTTCGCCAGGGCGAACTTTTCGTGTTTGGGAAAGTGGTTGAGGTAGATATTGAGCAGCTTCGCGAATTCCACGAATTTTCTATTCAGTCCTGCCTCAGAATTTGCGCCCATAGCCACTCGCTATCGCTCGATTATACAGGGTAACAGGCGAGCCGAAAGCCCACGCCGTCGGCCGAGCTCGCCCGAGCGCCACCCCAACGGGCCGCCCAAACCCCGGCACCCGTGCCGTCGCTCCAACCCGCGCCGGACAACAGGCACAGCAGGTTAGCAAAATACTGATAATAGTAGTCTGCGCCGAACAAGTTGGAACCCGCCGGCGAAACTCCTGACAAGGAAACAGGGAAACCGAGGCCAGCGGCCAGCCATCCCGCGCCGCTGGTTCCATCGGACAGCACCTGCCCGGCTCCGTCACCGAACCGCTGCGTGAAACCATTGTTCGGGTAGGCCGTCTCAAATGCCGGGGCAAATGCGGCCATCATCGCCGCAACGCCGGTTGCGCCCCAGTGATCGGTTGCGCCGGTCGCGCCGCTGGAGAAGGCCGACATCGCCACCGACTCCTTGGCCGTGTAGA